GGGCTGGAACACCGGCGCCGAGGCCGAGAGCGTCACGCTGCCCGCGGTGCCGGAGGCGGCGAGCGTCACCTCCGGCGGCGCGAAGCGGTGGAAGGGCTCGCGCGCGAAAGTGAAGGGCGCCACCGTCCAGCTGGTGTGCCCGGTGCGGGTGATGCGCTGCGGCGGCATCTCGGGGTGCAGCAGGATCAGCGTGTCGGCGTTTTGGGTGTGGGCGAGCTGGTCGAGCATCGCCCCCGTCCACGGCCCCGGCACCTCGGCCACCTGCGCATCGCCCATGAAGACGCGCATCGCCCCGTCGGTGAAGACCAGCAGATAGGTTTGCTCGGTGTTGAATTCGAAGGCGATCAGCCGCGCAGGCCCCGGCAGGGTGGCCAGATGCCTGAGCCCCGGGCGGCGCGTCAGGCCGCCGGTGGGCAGGATCAACACATTGCGCAGCCGGCGCGCCCCATTCTCATAAGCGCGCAGATCGACGCGGCCGAGCAGTTCCGGGGCAAGTTCGCCAGCGGTGAAGTTGGTCTTGATGCGGCGCATCGCCTCAGCCCCGGGCAGAAAGCAGGGGGAACTCGCGCAAGGCTTTGGGTGTCGACTGCTGCGAATCGATGCTGCGGGCGTGGCGGATTTCGGCCTCCGCCAGGCGGTGCAGCACATCGGCGCGGGCGGCGTTCTCCGTCAGCGGCAGGCAGAATTCGGCGGCAAGCCGGGCGATCAGGGCGGCGGCGAAATAGGGCGGGAAGGCCGATTCCTCGGGGCGGAAGATGTAGGTGAGGGTGACCTGCGGCGCGTCCGTGTGCAGGCGGTTCTCCTGGATGCGGTAGATGAGGCCCTCGCCGCGGCCGGGGCCGCCGGCCGACAGCACGCGCAGCAGCGCCGGCGGCAACTGGAAGGCGTGGCGGAAATCCGCCGCCGGCACCGCCGCCAGCCGCGGCAGGCTGGCCTGGCCGGTGGCGAAGGACCAGGGATGGGAGGACAGCAGCGCATCCCGCACCGAAGGGTAGAGATTGGCCGCGACCTCGGCCTCCGCCGTGCCCTCGTCGAAAGAGGCGATGGTCTGCGCGCCGAGCTTGAGCAACGCGCGCGAGCAGAGGATCAGCGCCGTCAGCGCCATGGGGAACTCCTGCGGGAGAGGTGGCGGACGAAAGGCGCCCCGGCGGGGACACCCGCCGGGGCCGGGCGCGCTGGCTATTCGGCGCAGCGCATGCGCACAACGCCGAGGTTGTCGATCAGCACCGCCCCCTGGCTCATCATGTTGTTGACGAACCACGCGGCGCGGTCGCCGTGCCAAGTGATGTCGGTGACGATCTCCTGCGCCACCGCATGGCCGACGGCGGTGCGGTGATAGAAGTAGCAGAAGCGCACGGCACCCGATTGCGTCAGGCCGGAATGCGGTATCCAGGTTGCGCCCAGCCAGCGCTTCGCCTGGGTGCCCTTCCAGGGCAGCTCGTTCTCGCCGATGTAGGCGGCGTTGGCGAACTCCTCGATCTGCAGCAGGTCCGACCACTGCTTCCAGCCGACCACCGCGAAGCGTTGGCCGTCGTCGGGCACGTCGTTCTCGCCCAGGATCTCGAAGGCCTTCAGCACCTTTTCCTTGGTCAGGCCGACGGTGTCGGCCAAGGGGCCAGTGCCGGTGGCCTCGATGGTGGCGGTATCCAGGGCGGCGATGATCAGCTCGTCCGTGCGGCGGCCAAGCGCATAGGCGCCGGCGGCCGCAACCACCGCGCGCTCGTCGATCGAGGTCTTGATGTCGTCGAGCTTGTCGATCCACTCGCCGGCGTAATAGTCCTGCAGGAAGCACTCGACCATCGAGTAGTCGAGGTTCATCACCGGCACCTGGCCGTTGCGCGGCTTGGAGGCGGCGGTGCCGCGGCCGACGCGCGGGAACAGGGTGGAGGCGCCGACAACGCCACTCTTGCTGCGCACGGTGGGGCGCAGCTTCGAGCCCTGGCGCTGGTAGGCGATGTGCACCTCCGCTTGGAACTGCTTGATGAAGGCCTGGTCGATGGTGGTGGACACGCGGGTCCTCCTTGCGGTGGGGGTGGTGCGGGGTGGGGTGAGGGCGCGCGCGGGCGGTTGTCGGCGCTGCCGGCCGCCCGCCGCGCCGGGCCGTGCCCGCCGCGGGGGTTGTGGGCGCGGCCCGAAAGGGTCAGCCGCCGACCAAGCGGCGGAAGCCTTCGGTGACGCGGCGGACGAAATCGGGATCGCGCGTGCGCCAGTAGCGCGGATCTTGCATCATCTTCCGCAGCGCCGCCTCATCCATCGCGTCCTCGGACTCTGCCTCGCGCAGCAGGGCGGGTTCGTCCTTCTGCATCATGCGATGCATGGCCATCACCCCCTCGTAGGAGGTGGAGAGCGCTTCGAACACCGCCGGCGCCAGGTTCTTCCGCCCCCAGGCGGCGATCTGCTTGGCGGCGCGGCGGAAGCGTTCCTCGCCGCCGAAGGCGTCGATAAGGCGTGCCAGCTGGCGCTGGCTTTCGTATTCGGCTGCTGCCTCGGCGATCAGCGGCAGCAGCCGCTCGGCGGCAAGATCGTAGACAAGCTGTGCCTGCCGGCAGGTGAAGCCTGCCGCGTGCAGCCGCTTGTTGATCTCGGGGTCGGGGCCGCACAGCTCGTGCTTGGGCACGATCTCGTATCCCTCTGGCGTTTCTGGCACGCCAAGGGCGCGCAGGAAGCGGGCGCGTTCCTCCGGGGCGGCGTCTTCGGCGGGGGGCAGCAGGCGCTGGGACAGGCGGCGCTCCAGCTCGCGGTAGGATTTCAGCAGGGCATCCAGGCGGATCTCGCCCTTCTCCTCGTCCCAGAACTTCTCGGGCACCTCTTCGGGGCGCGGCGTCTTCCGGCGCGCCGGCTCCTCAAGCGCGGCGGCGAGCAGGTTGTCGCTCATGCGGTGGTGGTCTCCTCGGCAGGGGTCGGGGCGGGGATGAGAATCTCGGCCGGGGCGCCGAGCGTGCGGGCAAGGACATCAACGGCCGCCGCGGCATCCACCCGCTTCTGCGCCGCAGGGCCGAGGGCAGCGACGGCCTGCAGGAACAGCAGGGTGTTCGCCGCATCCGCCCGGCCCTGCACGCGGGCGAGCGGGGATTGGTACAGCAGCCGAAGATCACCCGAATCCACGAGTTCGGACGGGATCTCGCCGCGGCGGGCAAGGATGCGCAGACAGCGGGCGACGAGAGGCGACAGCAGCTCCGTCTGCAGCCGGCCATAGGCCGCGCCCAGAAGCCGCGGCGTCTCGGCCGAGCGTTCGATCACCTCGGTAGCGGTCATGCGCGCTGCCGGCGGGGCGATGCGGTCGGCCAGCAGGGCGGCGCGGATGCGCCGGCGCAGATCCTCCAGCACCAGCTGCGAGACATCGAAGGACCCAGCCGGCGGCAGCGGCACAAGGCCCTGTGAACCCGGTGCCTTCGGGATGATCGCCCCCGGTTCGAGGCGAATGGTGGCGGGGTTCAGCACACCGTCATCCTCGGCCAGCCAGATGCCGCTGGCGGCGATGGAAGCGTTCTTGAGGATGAGTTCCACCACCTTGTTGGCGGTGCGGATATCGGGCAGCGCCTTCACCACCGGGCCGCGGCCGTAGGTCTCGCCCGGGGCCTTCAGCCAGCGGAAAGCGAGAAAGGGGCTATCGGCCAAGCGGGCGGTGGCGAGCAGCGCCGGCGCCCCCTGCCCTTCCGGATCGAGCACGGCGGCATAGCGCACCCCGCCGCGGGGATCGGGCAGGACGGCCTCGACGATGCGGCAGGGCCGCTCCGCCGCGCTGCCGCGCGGCAGGGCCTCGGCGAAGGGGAAGCGGCGGGCGGCCTCGGCAAGGGGCAGGCGCAGGCTGCGGAAGACGGTCTCCAGCCGGCCGGAGGGGCCTTCCTCCAGCACCGCCTCGCGCAGCGGCACGGCGCGGAAGGCCAGTGCCGAAGCTTCGCCGACCGGCGCTTCCTCCACCGCCAGCACGGCGGTGCCCGCCACCACCAGATCCAGGAAGCTTTGGTGCAGTTCGAGAGCGAAGTTGGAGCGGTCGAGATGCGACTGCAGGGTCTCGGCCGCCTCCTCGCAGGCGCGGGCGAGATCAGCACCGGCCGCCGCGCCGCGGGCGGGGGCAAGGCCGAACCAGCGGCTCCAGGGCGGGCAGAGTTCGGCGATCAGGCTGGCGGCCAGCTGTTCGGCGGCGTCGGCGGCGGTGGCGTCATACAGCGTCGGCCCGCCCTGGCCCGGTGTGCGGGCCAGCACGTGGTCGTAGGCTTCCTGCCACACCGGCTCAAGGGCGCGGCGGGCGTTGCGGGCGCGCGCCTCGCGGGCAAGGATCTCCTCCGGCTGCATCGTCATTCCCCGAGCAGGTTCTTGCGCGCCGCCAGCGGGAAGGCGGGGGCGAGCAGGCCGCGGGCAGAGGTGGCGATGGTGCCGGGCAGGCCGCGGCG